CTCCAGTCTATAGCGTTCTTAATAGTAAATCCTCTATTGCCTATCTGTCTAATTGTTCTATCTAAAAATTCAACAGCTGTATCAAGGTAATCTACTTTTTGTTTTTGTTTCTGTAAATCAATATCTGAATCTAAATATTTGTCTATATCAGTTCTTAATATTTTTAAATCAAAAGGTTTTTCGGCATATACAGAGGCGTCAGCCTTTCCAGTATAATATTCCCACTTTTCCTTTTTCATTATATTATATTCAGTTTCAGCACGACTTAACATTAACTTATACTTTGTTAAGTGCTTCATATATTGGTTGTGTAATTGAGGTGTTTTTAATGATTCTAAATCAAGTTCAGTATCATTAATTTTAAGGTCTTTATCGGCTTGTTCTTGTAATTTTTCTAAATCCATAATATACCTATTTTATCACATCACCCTTAAAAAGTAAAGCTTTTTAAGAGGTCGTAACAGTTGTTGTTGAAGAACCAACATTAGCAAAATCATATATTGTATATCTAAAAGTTACTTGTGATGTTAGATATTCTACATCTGTTGCTTGTTGGTCATATTGTAATCCTGATAATGAAACAGGAAACAAATCTCTAAATCTTACTTCTACTTGTGGGTTGTTCTTACTAGACAATACTGTTAATGTAGCGTCTGAAAGAGTTGGCCCTTGGTCTGTTGTGCCATATTTAACCTTTCCAGGTTCAGTTGAAACACTAGTATTTGATATTGGAAATCTATCAGTACCAGAACCAACTAAATTTTGAAACTCTGTATGATCTCTAGGAAAACCTAAACCTACGAGCCAACCGTGTATCTCTTGGTAATTTTCTAAATTTTCATCTACAAGAAATGTCATAGTTAAATCAGTATAAGTTAACTTGTCGCCTGGTTGTGGTATGTCTTTAAATCTTGTTTGTTGATCTATTGTACCACCTAAACTAATACCTGGCACATTAACTGCCGTACAAAAATATGTCACTTTTGGTAGTTTAATTACATTGAATTTAAACTGTGTAGGGCTAGCGTAATCTAATTTTGTTGGTTGCCTACTATATGTGTTTGTAGTGGTCATAATACTATTTATCTGTTTCCTTATCTACTTCTTCCCAATCTTTTTCATTGGCAAGTTTTTCTAATTGTTTCTCTTTTTCAGTTAATACTTTTCTTTTTTCTTGTACTTCTTGTATTCTATCTTCAATATGTTCTAATCTATTCTTTTTATTAGGCCACAAAGCGACCAATAATAAGACCATAATTATCACACCTATAAAATGTTTTGAATTGAAATATTCCATATTAGTATTTAGTGCATAAAAAAAGGCGAGGTTTTGACGCCTCGCCTTTTTAATTTTACAATGTAAAATGATTACATTATGTTCGCAACTTGGACTCTTCTGTAATATCTGTTGGCATTTTTATTACCAGCACCATTTATTACAGCTGTATCACTAGCACTTGCTTCAGCAAATGGGTTTGCTTGTAAACCGTATCTAGTTTTAAATCCAATTTTTGGTTGGAAAGTATCTTGACCAACCGCTCTAACCATTTGTAGAGGTACATATGGGCAGTAAAAAATACCAGCGTCATATGGTGATGTACCTTTGTATCCCACTACGAAGTAGTGTTTAGCTGTATTGTTAGCAGCATATGGATCAATGTACACTTTGTATCTACCGTTAAGAACACCAGCAAAAGTATTGCCTGTGTCATCAACGTTTAGGTTGTTATTAAGAGCAGGAGTGTAGTCTAGGACACCAGCCATTTGTAAAGCAGATGCAACATCAGCTGAACAAACGATTAAGTTTCCTTTACCTCTTCTTGTTCTTTGAGCGATCACGTTAGCTTCTCTCTCAACTTGGAACATTAGGCCTTTGAATCTCTCAACAGACCATCTACCATTTGAGTCAGTATCTAAATCGAAGACACCAGCAGATGTTGTGTTGATAGCACTAACAGCACCAATGTGAGTTGATGAGTTGTCAGATGCACCGATTTCGGCGTTGATGTAAATTGTTCTTACAACTTCTCTGTTGATTTCCGCAAGGATCTCAGCAGATAGGATGTTAGCCAATTCAGTTTCAGCGTCTAAACCGTGGATTGCTTTAAGGTCTTGTGCTAATTCCATAGTGTATTCGGCTTTTAGAGCTCTTGACTTAGCAGTCACAGTCGATTTCTCGATTGAGAACGCCATTTGTGCAAAAGCATTGTTAGCAGAATCACCTAGGGCTTCAGCAGTACCTGTAGCCATTCCACTGCCTCTTGTGTAAGCAGTTGAAGGATCGTCATTTAATAAACCTGGGTTTGTACCAGTTTGAGCAGCACCTGAGTTAGCAGTTGAGTCTCCAGCAGCATTTCTGCTTGTGAAGTCTGTGTCTGCTTCGTCAAATAAAGCTTCGCCACCTGTTTGAGAAGTAAATCTACTTCTCATTGCGAAGATAAGACCAGTTGGACCAGTCATTGGTTGAACGCCAGCAATATCGTAAGCGATAAGGTTTGGCATTGCTCTTCTAACTAGTGAAATTAGGATTGGATCCCAATTATCAACAGAAGCTCCTGTAGCATTTGCTGGAGCAGCTTCGTTTAAAAAAGCTCTATCTTCTTTTGATGCTCTCTCTTGGTTTTCCAAGATAGTCGCAGTAACGGCTCGCTTGTATGAATCCGTGATCTTTGGAAGATCAGCGTGTTCTAATACAGGCTGCCATTTTTTTTCGTAAGTTTCAGATAAATACATATCTATTTTCTCCCGTATTATTTGTTAGACAATTTAATGTCTTTGGTTTTACTAATAGCAGCAGCGTAAGCAGCCATTGCATTTGATAAATCACCTGAATTAGATGATTCATTTGCCGCTACATTATCTATCTCATCATCTTGTTTAACTTCTTTTTTACCAAAGTAACTCTCTTTTATAGTTGTTACTTTTGTTCTAAAGTCGTCTTCATTCGAATACTCAACTTCTTCAGCAAGTTTGTTAAATTTCTCCTTAGCAGTATCAGCTAAATCTTCAGACGATTCATCTATGATGTCTTGTCTTTTTAATTCGCCGTTAGCTTTGTTTAGTTCAACATTCTTGTCAATTGATTCGTTAAGTTTCTTTTCAAGTTCTTCAATCTTCGTAGCTTGATCTTCAAGTACATTGTACTTGTCATCTGGCACATCTATGTAGTGGTCTTCAAATAATTTTTTCAGTCCACCAATAAAGTCCTCAGCGATCTCGCCTTTGATACCTCTCTCAATAGCAATTTGGTTTTCTTTCATCCATTCCTCAACTACGTAGTTTAGGTATGAATCAACTTTTTCAACCATCTCAGCTTTGTGAGAGTCAGTATTTTCTTTAAGTTTTTCTTCGTACTCGCCTTCTAATCTTTTTGATTCCGCTTTTACTTTTGATTTAATAGCAGTTTCAAAGATTGTCGCAGCTTTCTGTTTAAACTCTTCCGATAAGTCAGAGTCTCCTATTAAAGCCTCAACGTCCGATTTGATGTCTAAAGTATCTTCAGCTTCTACTTGTTCTTTGTAGCCAGCTTTCATTTCTTTTTTCTTATCTTCTTTATCGTTCATTTCTTCTTCTTTAGTGTCTTCTTTCTCATCAGCCGTTTCTTTTGAACCCTCTTTTAACTTCGGCATTGCGTCAGCAGAACCTTGGTTTTTTTGTTGAGCGTCACCAGAAACTTGTTTCATTTTTTTTGAAGCGTCAGGATTGCTGTCTGTTGGTTTAGTAACAGCAGGACCTAAGTCCTCAGCTTCACCTACTTTTTTCATAGGTTCAGCCGCTACAGCATTCTTTTTAGGAGCATCAGCTTGTGGATTAGCAGCGTTAGCTTCTAATACAGCTTCTTGTTCCATCGCCTCAAGTTTTTTAGTCTCGGCCATTTGAAAGTCTCCTCTTATTAAATTAAACGTTTAATTTATTTATTAATTATAGATATTTATAAGATTATAGCTTTTTAAGAAATGATTCAAAGACTTTTACTTTCTTCTCATCTAACTCAAATTTTTTCGCCTTATAAATTTCCATTCTCCAGGCTTCAATATCTTTCTCTATTAAAGCACCGTTGTCCCAAACCCACTCTTTTCCTTCCATAATTCCTTCTACGAAAGCGTCTGGAGCGCTAGGGTCTGCTACAATATCAGCAGCTGTAGCTAAATAAAAGTCATCTTTTACATAGTTTCGGCCACCTCTATTGATTAATGAACCCATACCACGACTTGACACTCCTAATTGAGCACCTTCGTCAATAAGACCTTTAACGATCTTACCGTATGGTGTATTCATTATTTTTGCTTCACCAATAAAATTATCACCGTCTGGATAAAGTTTCGTAATCATATGGGAAACTCTCTCTAGGTTTACAGTTGGTCCGTCAGGATGTCCTAACTCACCAAATGCTCTTTTTTTATTGACAAATTCTTTATTATATCTAGTCACTTCCTTTACCAAAATCTCTTTTGGATAAATTCTTCCATTTCTATTTTTGATGTTAGATTGTAAAAAGACACCTTTGATCTTGTAGTCTTTTTTACCGTTGGTTTCTTCAACCAGGTATTCTGCTTGTGAAATTTCTTCCGATATTAACTTCATTTTGTTCTCTCTCTTTATATTTATAAGAGTTTTTATCTAAACTCTACTATTATCGTGTAATTATCACCACTAGCAAAGTTCTTTGTTGACAATAGTACATCACCTGTAGGTGTAGTAGCATTGTTAGGTATTTCATCTCCTGATGGTCTAAGGTCAAAGTGACCTTGTCCATTTAAAAAAATTGCTGTGCCATTAGTAACACCGTCCCATATCAACTCAACGGCCGATTTAGGATTTGCTGTGTTTACTGAAAACCAAAGTTTACTAATCTTTCTATTACCGTCTTCCGTCATAAAAGTTAATTCAGAAGCGTCAACTTTTTTAACTAAAGTTTCACCAGTACCATCTGATAAATTAGTAAGTTTTGCTACAAATTTGACACCTGAAGTATCTGCTATAGTTTGTGTTGTTACTGTATCAGCCATTAGTTTGTATATCCCGATTCTTTATGTGTTTCTAATACAATATTATACTTTGTAACATTTGAATCACTAGTTAAAAATATATTACCTATTGTATCTGTTATTTTAATCTCATCTGGTTTAAGTCCATAATTACCTCTACCAGAAATGATTAATTGTTTTGTTGTATTAACACTACTTCTTTTTTCAAAAAATAATGTTACTTCACCTGTACCTAATATTTCGTATTGTAAATTAGCAATAGAAACTTTTGGTTCACTTGAAGCATTGTCAGACGCCTCAACATCTACAATTTTTTGATCTTCTTCACTACCTACTCCATTAGCATTAATAACAATCTTAAAATTATCATCTACTAATTTAGTTGTAGTTATGGTCATATTAACCTCTTGGCGAACCTACAGCACTAGCGTGTCCGTCAGCCAAAGTAATGGTTTGATCGGGACTTTTTTCAATGATTATTGAATCACCAGCAGCGTGTAAGTAAATTTGTCCATCTACGGTTGAACCAGTTTTTACAGCAATTGTTTGAGTAGCACCTGTAGCCACACAATGTACAAAAACGGCTCTTCCTATATTGTTGCCATCAGGATTGTTTACAACAGATCCTTTAGCTATAACAGTAGTTGTCATTTTCTTATTCTCCTAATTGTTCTCTGACTTCATTGTCAAAGTAATTGTTTAATTCTTTTATACTAATATTATAATGTTGGCTAACTTCGTTACAAGCTCCTTCAAATCTTTTTACAATATCACCAGTAGATTTTTCTACTTGTTTAAGTACATCACCTACTGCCTCTTTCATTTTAGGACTTAAATCCTTATATGATTGAGAATCTAATTCTAAATTTTCTTTAACTAGTCTGCTCACCAGCATTTTCAGCCTCAGCATTTGTTATTTCTAATTCTGCCTTACCGTCTTTTGCTTGTATAGCCGTCTCACTTGGCGACACAGATCCATCAGGATTAAATGTTCCTGGATCAGCAACCTCTGGTTTTGGATCACTATAAGGTTCAGCTTTCACTTCACCTGTGAACATATTACTTGCTAAATCTTTTCTAGCGTTGTCTAAACTATTAGCAACTTTGTCTCTTAAAGCCGCTTTAAAAGCTTCACCAGCTTCATCATTTTTACCTTGTGATAACTGGTCTATAAAGTTTTTTGTATTGTCATTTACGTCTGTCATTTTTTTCTCCTATTCCATATCCGAAGCTTGAGAAGTTGGACTAGCAATTAAACCATCTTCAATTTCTTGTTTAATTTGGTTATCCATTTCCTCAATTTCTCTTTCATTTTGTTTTAATACATTTTTTCTAACATATTTTAATGAGTAGTATTTACCAATGTAATCTCTCATCTCGTTAGCTAACTGTAATCTTTCTCTAGCCATCTCTGTATTTTTTAATTCAGAAAAATGACCGTCTTGTATGAAGTCATAATTTAACGTGTCTCTTACATTAAACCAATCGTCTTCATTAATAATACCTTTTAGTATTAATTGTGTTCTTAACAAGTCGTTAAATAATTCAGTAAATTTCTTTCTTAATCTTTGAACAAATTTAGTAAATTTTAATTCGTCTCTTGTAATTTCTGAAGCTCTACCTAAGTTAAATCCTTGAGAGCTTTCTAATCTACTTGCTGGTACATTTAATGATCTATAAAGTTTACTTCTAAAGTATTCTATATCAGCAATTTCTCCTAGATTTTGACCGCCTGGTAGTGTAGTAATATCTGTACCTCTACCACCTTCTCTACTTGGTAACCAGAAATCTTCCAACATAGACATATAGTTTCTGTCGTCTCTTATCTCACCAGTTGAAGCGTCATAAACAAGTTTGTTTCTATATCTTGCCATAACGTCACGTAGATATTGTTCAGCTTTTGCTTTAGGTAAATTACCTACATCAATTTTAAATATTCTTCTTTCAGGTGCTCTAGCAATTCTGTATATAACAGTAGCGTCTTCAATCATTCTTAATTGATTGACAGGCTTAATAGCTTTGTGTAAGTATGATAAAACTATATTCTTATTTTGATCTATTAGACCTGACGGACAAAATGATATTGTGTCAGGTGCTATTTTAATACCTGTGCCTGTTGTTGTACCGGATACACCTTTTTCGTTGTAAAGATAATATTCTACAAATTCATCTACAACAGCTAGACCGTGTGGCGTAGGGCCATCTGGTCTTTTCTTTCTGATCTCTCTAATTTTTTTAACTTTACGAGGATCAATATATTTTAATTCTGTAATACCTTTTACAGGTGCGTTTCTATCAATAATCTTATGATAGTAAATACGGCCATCTACGTACCATCTTCTAAAGATGTCGTGGCCTTTTGTATTAAAATTTAATAACTTTAATACCGCTTGAAATTCGTCTTCTATTTTTCTTCTTACTTCTTTACCATAAGGTAAATTTTCTACATTTACTCTTACAGCGTCTTTCATTTCATTAGCTACAACAGCTTCATTAACAATATCTTCTATTGCCATATCACATTCAGGATGTAAAGCTATTTCTCTATATCTTCTTATTAAATCCGCCTCACTTTTTGCCGTACCCTCCATATCAAGGTACTGACCAAAGTAACCACCGGCAGCGATAGTTTGTGTACCATCATCTGCTTGAGTTGTTGTAAAGCTTTGTTTAGGATCTACTTGTTTTTTAGCTCTTGTAATACTAAATCCAAATAATTCAGCCATATTATATTTTCCTTTGTTTTATCTACTACTACTTATAATAGTTTTAGGAAGGCGGCCTGGAGACCAGGCCACCCTCATTCATTAATATTAAGTAGTTGTATTGCTTTCAAAGTATTGATAAGCAAAAACAACTGAAAATTCTTCAATTGCTGTTTGTTCATCATACGTCAAATCAATAGCGGCTATATCCGTAGGAAATAACCCTCTTAATGTATAAGATTTTACTGTATTACCATTTCTATCTAAATGATCTACAAAAGCGTCAACTTGGTAGTCAACAGGATTAGTTAAACCCTCGTTGTCTGTCATATTGTTTATACCGTTTTGCCATCTTTCAAATGCGTTTCTTAATTTGAAATTTGTATCGTTATAAACTGTAACTGACCAGTCGCCGATTGTTCTATCACCTGCTATTTTGATTGATCTGCCTCTAAACGGAACGTTAAAAGACGGAACAGACATAGCTGGGATAGTTGTAGACCTACATAAAAATGCTAAGTCTTCTATTTCTCCACCAACTTGTGCGTAACCAGGAAAAGGCATTGTTACCTTAAACTGATTGGCTCTTGCGCCGCCGCCAGCAAGTTTAGCTTTGAAGTCGTTAATATTTGGCATATTTTATTCTCCTCTACTATTAGCCAGCGACCTCTTCAAAGGCCACTCCTGTTCTGGTTGCTACAAATGATAATGTGATAAAGTTGATACTTCTAGCAGGCTTCACAAAGATTTCCGCTATAAATTCATTTCTATCAATTACATCACCTGTATTGTTAGTGTCATCACATACTACTAAAAAGTCAGTAATACCTCGTCTACCTTGTACCTCTCGTAAGAATGGTTCAATGATGTTTCTAAAGTTTGCTCTAGTAAACTCATCATTAAATTCAAACAATTGGAACTTAGCAGCTGTTGATATTGCTTTCTCTAGTGTAATAAACAATCTTCTTACATTGATTCTATCAAACGCTGAAGGCGAAGATAATCCAGTTTTGTCACCGAATAATACCGTACCTTGTCCTGGGAAAGTTGCCACAGGATTTACTCTAGCTTGATATAAGTCATCTCTTTGTGTTTTAGATGGATTGTAAGCAAGTTTTACAGCGCCTCTTACAACACCTCTATTCAAACCTGCTGGAGAAAACCAGCTGTCTGCTATGAGGTCTGTACGAGCAGCTAAACCTGCTGTGTCACCATTTAATGGCACAAATCTGTAAACATCATTAAATCTGTCATACATTTGTTTATAACCTGAGTCAAAAACTACGTATGAAGATGATCTAATGTTGTCAAAGAAGTCAATTACATTATTAGTTTGTGTATTTGAGTTTGTTATACCTACAACGTCTGATCTTTGTGGTGAAGCAAACACTACACAATCTTTTCTATTTTCCGCAATAGTAATAAGATTGTCAACGTGTGCTGTTGAGCCACTTGGACCAGCAATTAATAAACCAACATCAACTGTATCGGCGTCACTAAACTTCTCATAAGCGTCCTGAAGTTGTCCGTCTGATACTGTTGAACCATTAGCACCACCTGATAGTGATGATAAAGTTGGTGTGTCAACCGCTGTAAATGTTGTTGAAGCTGCGTTTGAACCCCAGTTTGTACCAGCCGTTGGCCAGTCAACCCAATAAACGTGTTGAGATTTATTTCTAATTACTGTTGGTAAGTAGTTTATATCTCCTTGTGGAGTTAAAGCGTCAGCCGCTTTTGATAATTTAGAAAATGTTTCAATTATTTGTCCTGGAACGCCTGTAATACCGCCGTCTTCATCAACGACTACAACGTGTATTTCATCTCCTGAGCCTGATCTGTCAGACACATAAGCTGATGTTCCTGGTGCTCCGCCATCAACGGCGTCAGCATATCTCCATTTTCTTTTGATTCTGCTATTGTCTGCTACTATTCGTTTTAGACCGCCTGAACCTCTTGGATGTTGTACAATTGTTACAACATTTGTTCCTGTATTTAGAGCTGTTACTCTGTATAATTCGCCATCATCAAAATCAGTAGTTGTAGCAGTTGTACTAAATTGGATTATATCTCCAACATTTATTACATTACTTGCTAAGTCAACGTCATCAACCGTAACGGTTGTGTCGCCAACAGCGCCTGCTGAGGCTACCGAGTTTCCAACAGCCAACTCTTGTGAGTAAGCTGTAGCACTAGGACATACAGAGACTAGTAAGTTATTACCGTGGTCTCCTGCTGTTCTAGCTACATAGTTTGCACCGCCAAAGATTTCGCCACCAGCATAGTTAGCGTCATAATCATCAATATTTTTGATTAAGAAACTAGAGCCGGAGTCGTTAGCATTAGCGTGTGATGTTTGGGTAGCTCGTACTACTCTTAACGAGTTAGAGTAAGCTAAAAAGTTGGCAGCGCTGAAAAAGTGCTCAAAGTTATTTGAGTCTGGTTTTCCAAATGTGTCAACTAATTCAGCTTCACTAGATATAGAAACAACCTGATCTAAAGGTCCTTTTCTAAATTCACCAGCAAAAGCACCAATTGATGTTGATACTGCCGGTATAATTCTAGTTAAATCTCTTTCTTGTACGAGAACACCTGGTGATACTTGAAATGCCATAGGTTATTCTCCTCTTAATTAGCTAATTTACCTTGTTTAAAATTTTCAAAAATCGTATTATTCATACGCCCATAGTCAAATGTCATCTTGTAGATATTTATAATAACCTTAAATTACATACCTTTTCGTACTACGGGGTGCCATACATCACCATATTCATCAACAGTTGTTTCTTCGTGTTCATTAATACCGTCATCTATAAAACCAAAAGGAGCTATATCTTGTTCAATTAAATTTTGTTGTTCCTGATACATTTTAAGTCTAGCGTTGGTATTAGTTAACTCTTTAAAGTAAGGTTGGTTAGATAACCAACCAAATATGACCAAACACATCATTAAGTCGTCATTTGAACCGTCTTCGGCCTGCCAGCTCTGACCTCTTTTAGCAAAAGTTGACATTTCTTCTATAATTTTAAAGGCGTTAATAATTAGTTTATCACCCTCTATTAAAGTCTTTATATTGGCACAACCAATTCGTTTTATCTGTTTAGTCATACGAACACCCATAGATGAACCACGACCACTAAACATAGCACCTAAAACTTGGCCAGCTCTACCTTTTTGTGTAGTCATTAATATGTTATCGTATTCTATTTCATATTGTAAAGCTTCGGCAATCTGTTGGCCTATATCATTTACTTCGGTTAATATATGAGCGTGATTATAACCCTTACAAACTTGATCTATAATATTAGGAAAAACATAAGGTTTTATCTCGTTGTTTTTATAAAGGGCCACCACTTTAAAAGGCATTTGTGTTACATCAAAAATAATAAAGGCAGAATAATCTTTATCAACACCTCTGGATACATCAACTGTAGCCACATAAGTATGATCTTTTATAGGTGCCTCATACATTTCAATACTACCAGATATTTTTACAGGACTATTATAAGCTAGTGTTTTAATTTTTGTTGGACTAATAAGTGTATTAACAGAGCCTAAAAATTCACACTCAAACTCTTGTTGGAATTGTTCTTCACTTGTGTTTCTTATTGTTTGTTCTTTCCAATTTTCATCTCTACCTGGCACCTCTGACCAATGTACTTCAATTGGTATATAATCGTTTCTTTTATTTTCAGCGTCAATCCATAATTTGTAAAATTGATTCATACCATAAGGTGTGGATACTATAATCATTTTTGTTTTTGTACCAGCAGATATTGTAGGATATACTGAACTAAAAAACATTTCAGCAATATTAGTAGGTACAAAAGCAAACTCATCTAAAAATATTATATTGTAAGAACCACCTCTAATAGCACTTGAAGATGTAGCAGCCGCCACAATAGTTGATTTGTTTTCTAATTCTATATTACCTTTGTTCCAATTTACAACACCTTGTTGCATCCACCTTGGTAAATTTTCATAAGCTAATTGTAATCTACTTAATATATCTCTAGCAGTAGATGATTTATTGGCAAGTAAGGCTATATTTGAATTAGGATTAAACAAAGCATAGTGTAGTAAATATGATATTGTTGTTGTTGATTTACCTGATTGTCTAGGTAATTTACAAATAGTAAATCTATTTTCGTGTATTGTTTCTACTATCTTTCTTTGAAAAGGATACATCTTAAAAGGTACAAGACCATCATCAAGTGAAACAATCTTAATATAAGTTTCCATAAAGTATATTGGATCGTCAGCACACTTTTGGTACTCTTGTATTTGATCAGCAGTAAACTGTTGTGGTATGTTTACTTTTTTTAAATTAGGATTCCCTAAATATGCATCATTATTCATAAAAATCAAACCAACCTGTTGTTATATATTTTGTTTGTGTATTACTTATTTGACCTCTATGTGTATGTGTCCAATAAACAGGCCATATTAATGTTAAACCTTTTTTAGCAGGTGTAGTTAAGTTTTGATATTTAAACTCTGTA